CTTCCATTTCATCTGAATCATACTCTGACACGGGCCTCTTACTTCTGATGTGGAGAGCCTTTTTCAGTTTGTGTTCTGAGAGTTTATGTGCTGCAGTACCTGCTTTTGCTGCCTCTCCACTTGTGTTTTCAAACTCAAGTTCAAGCCTTGCAGATGGCAAGCAGTGAAGCCATCTGTGTGAAGAAGATGCAGATAGTATTGCGTGATTACCCATTGCCAAGAACCTCCGCATCTTTCAAGATGTCAGCATAGTAGGCCTTGTCAACTGCACTGAGCTTATCCGCACCATACTTCCCGATAATAGCTCTGACTTCCGCAGTAAAACCAAGCTGGCTTTTTTCGGCAAGGACCATACGCACTTTTTCAAGTGGGATATCCGGCTCTTTTGCTGTTTCCGACTTTGTGGTAGGCACTACTTTTGGCGCAGCATCGCTTTCGGCCATTGCCTTACAAACCACTTCTATGCTGTCTGCAAGGCTTCGCATATCGCTTACCACATCAAGCAGTAACTTTACTTTGCTCAAGTTCATTTCCTCCTTTCGTAGTCTCACAGATAGCAAGTTCCTGGACGCTATCTCCCGGAATAAGAATCGTTACACGCTGTTTATCTCCAAGGAGGAAACGTAGAATGCGCTCCCTTACGGTGACATTACGGCAAGTAACGATTCCGCCTGTCTGTGGCATTTTTGAAACACTGATCTTCAAGTTGTGTTTCATATCCTTCACCTCTTTCTGAAGGGTCATTATTTACTCCCCTCTATCTGGTAGCCATGGGAGGGATGGAAATCTGACGGTTTTGTAAAATTGCAAAAAAATAATGCCCTCAGAAGTTTTAAACCTCCAAGGGCATAGTGCTTACTTATTCGATTTTAATAAAGGCATCCGTAAAGCCTGCAGCTTTTACTCTGGCCAGCATAGCGTCCGCATTAGACTTAACACTGTAGGCACCGACCTGAACTCGGTAAAGCTTTTTAGTTGGTGGAGCAGTAACCGTCAGTAGCTTTTTAACGTCAGCCCTGAAAGTATCCATACTCTTACCATGCCTAGAAAACCAGTGCCGAGGATCTCCGTGGTTGCTGGCGATTTTCTTTTGATAGCCTTCATAGTGGCCAATGATATCTTTCTCCGTCAGGTCATAGAGTTTGCAAAGGTGTGCACAAAGCTCAGTGGCTTCTTTATAAACTGCATTGAAGTAGGATGCATCGGACAGATTGTCTTCACAGATCTCAAATCCGATATGACTATCGTTTGCGTCACCACCTGCATGCCAGCCTCTATGATCCCATGGCAGGGTCTGATAGGTAGCGATGGTCCCATTTTTAAGTTTTCCAACAAAGGCATGGACACATACTTGCCTCCCACTGGGTCTATGCTGGTTCCAATGATTGTTGTACTGGTTTTCTCCCAAGATGCCATCATCTGGACCAACGTATCTACGAAGATATGGATTGTTAGCTCCGGTGCTGTGGACCATTATGCCTTTGGGTTTGATTCTTCTCCCCACTTTATAGCATTCATTTTCTGTAAAGATTAGTTTTTTAAGGTTCATTGTTCTCCTCCTTCAAGATGGCCACGCATTACTTTGTTCCATCCTTATCGCCACCATCTTTTAGCTGTTCAAGGATCTCTTTGAGTTTCTCAGGTACAGGAAGCCCGATTCTTGTTGAGTTTTCAATGATGCTGATTCCTTCATTGGATAGATAAAAGAAGATAACAGCAGTTCTAATGGCACCACCATCTCCGATAATGTTCTGGTCAATAATGTGAGCAATGCCTACCAGAGAGAAGATCACTACTTTCTTGAAAATGCCCCGAGCACCTACATCACTTGAAAGATGCTTTTCTAAAATGGCGCACATCACTCCAAGAATATAGTCAATCACCACAAAGGCGATCAGGGCATATAAAAATCCATCGTAACCTCCTAGAAACCAGCCAAGCCAACCACCAATGGCTGCAAAAGCCATTTGAATAAAAGTCCAAATATCTCTCATGTAATTTCCTCGCTTTCATTTTTGTGTATAAAAAAATGCCCTATTTATAAGGCATCAGTTCTTATTCATAAACCCTGCTACTGCTAGTTTTATCTTTTGTTATCTTTCCGATGTAGTCACTAAGTCTTCCTTTTCCAATTCTTCCTCCGCTGTCCACTGTAAAATCAGTGTAGAATCCGTCCTTCCCAAACCTGTGAGTTATTTCAGTTATGAGTCCAAGGTTAGAAGAACCTTTATCACTAACAATTACTGCTTCGTCTCCAAGTATAAGTTGTGGTCTGAATGGCCCAGTGAAACTCTCGATCTTACCAACATACTGAAGGCTTAGAGCTATCTGGTTTGCATAGTTTTCTGCATCGGTTAGTGAGGTTCCTTCAGGCACATTCACATACAGAGTTTTATTAGCCTGTAAATTCCAGCCGGTATAGGTTTCAACATCCCTATAGACCTTAAGAGAGAAGTTTTGGTTGTGGACGCATACTCGTCTATAGGCTTCTTGATCATCCCGTACAATGCTTCTTGTAAAAATGTCTTTACCCCTGTAAAAGGTGTAGGTGGTATTTCTTGTAAAGCCAGCATAGTTTGAAGATCCAATTACTACCGTTCCATCTACAAGTTCTTTTACTTGCCACCCATCCAGAGCCTTTAGAATCTCCATGATCCCTTCAAGACAGCTCATGTTCGCATCAAATTGATAGCCTGCATAAGTGCTGGTGTTTTCTACAAGCATCTCATCTGAGCTTATGTTTGCCCGAAACAGTATATCCTTCAAAATCTCATGGAGAACCATGTAGGGATATGAGTTCTCCTCATCAAAGCTTTGATCCCCTAGGGCTTTTCCGATTATGTTTCTACCATCCACACTGATAGCTTCAGATAGAAGAGAAAAATTGCTTCGATCCACATAGAATACTCCCATTGGGTAAGGTTCACTATCTCCCATAACAAGTTCAAACTCCACTTTGCTTCCTGGAGATAGAAGGCTTGATTCTTCAGATATGGCCACATTACCTTCATACTCAGGATTTTCATTCATAGGATTATCAAGGCCTAAGGTAAAGGAGGCGATAGGGGTATCCATAGAATGCTTAATTGAACCACTTTTAAGGTATCGCTCCATCTCAAAAGCAAACTCATAGATTAATAGCTTATGGGTATCAGAGGTTCTGTAGCTTCCCACAACACCAAATCCCTGAAGAATTTGAAGCTCTAGCTGCTTGATTGTAACATCAGGACTGATCTTTATAGGAGAGAGCCAGGTGGGAGAGCTATACTCCCCGTTTAATTTCTCAGAAGGCTTTCCATAAAGTTCCTCACCTGTGAGATAAAAGAGCTGTCCTTCTGTCTTTGGAAACTGAAGAAAGTCAGGATATTTTCCCTGACCCACTATTCCCGTTGTAGAGAAAACAAGTTCCATCTAATCACCTACTTCATCCTTATCCTCTGAAAGCTCAAGCTTAAGTTCATGTCTTTTACCGCATTTAATGCAGACCACATAGTCTCTAATGGTCTCATAGTAAAACTCCTGACCACATTCACATTTTATGTTTCCTTTCTTCATCTAGATCCCCTCCCCAAGTACTAAAACAGCCTCGGCATTAAGAAGATAATTGGTACCCTTAGGTATCTCGTTGATATGGTGTCTTTTGATGAGCACGATATCTCCTTCTTGTAGAACTGTTGTGTTAAACTTCATCATTGGAAGCAGGTAGCTTTGCCAGTCAAATAGTTCCATGCTTCCATAGCCTTCTGTAATGTAGCAGTTAATTCTCAAATACTTCTGAGTGGTGTTGATATGGATATATCTATAGGTAGTTTCATTGGAACCATATCCCAATCCGGTAACGTAATTGACCCATGCATCTTCAGAGTTATCCTTTGTTGCAAAATCATAGTAGCTTCTGGCATACCCTTGCCTTGTCCTAAAGCTGATAACAAAATTAAAGCCTTCCTCTGAATAAAGCTCAACCATCCCGCATTGTCTCGTACTACTAATTGTCCCGGTGTGGAAGTAATGATTATTGATAACTTCAGTCCATTTTGCATAAGATGTTGGAATAACAAGGACATTAAGAAAACTAAATTCCTCGCTTGTATAATTGAAGTCGCCAAACTCCGTGAAGTAGTGGTCTGTGATCACATTACCATTTACCTTGACTTCTTCAATATCAGTGGTCTTAAAGTTTAGAAACAGCTTGTTGGCTGCGGCTTCCTCCGCAGAAACCACATACTCATAATACATATCTCCGTCAAAGGTCACAGGCAGAGACCCAACACCTGTCCATATCAGCCTATCCACCGGGATGTCGAGTTTTCTATCCTTGAAGGTCTTACCGAAGTATCTGCTGCCTGTAGCCTCTATTCCAAGAACAGCATAATTGCTGAACTGACAATTGAGTTTTCTGGTTCTTGCAACTGCATCTGTGGTAGCTGTCGCACTCATGCCAACATTCGGTTGGCATAGATATTTACTGGTTGATATGGCCAAGGTGTTAGAGGGTACGCTTCCTGCACCAGCCAGGTAGTCTCTAAGGGTCGTATACCATTCACCGCCATCTGTAAACTCATCAAACTCAACAAATACTGTGGCATAGATATCTATGATCCTTACAGGTGTCTTTTCTATGGTTAGTTGATTTCCTTCGGCATCAGTTATCATGGCATGGGTATTTATGTTGGTTGTGGTCTCGCTGATGCCTACCTCTGTTAAGATGTTTCCATTAAACTCAGTCGCTTCAAGCCTTATGGACTTGGTCCATTTAGATACAGGAAATGCCCTGATCAGCTCTACGGTGGAGCAAGGTTTATTGCCCACTCGGTTAAAAAGTGTGGTTCTTGTTGGATCCATGGTTCCACTACCAGTGCCAAACACGATCTGGTCAAAGTAACTGCTAAAAGCCACAAGCCTGGTATAAATCCTATCAAGGACCATATTTTCAGCTTGGCCTCTTAATTCCACTTCACCGGTATCTGCATTGGTTACTTCGATGTCAAATCTATTGTGAAACTTGGGTTTTATCTCTGCCCTCATGCTCATTCCTCCTATGGATTTTCAATACTTGAATAGATCAGCTGGGTTGCTATTGTAAGTCCAACGACCCGTATTCTCTCGGATAGGTCGTATATATTGTGATAGGTTATTGGTATCAAAATTGTTGTGGTATTTGTTCCTACCGTTAACCTTTCCTCGATGCCAGGATTAGGTGAGGAGATGAGCTCTGTTGGATCAAAGCCTACTGTAAAGTCCTCCACAGCGCCACCATACCCGATGAGATTTCCCAGCTGACCTTTGTAATGAATGGTGATCGCACCTTCTACTTCATCAAAGGCTTCCTGGTAGTTATCATGCAAAGTAATTAGAAGGGTATTTTCCTCAGTAGGATGATGCTCGATTTTCTTAATGGCATAGTCTACTTCCTTAAGCTCTCCACCAACAAAGTCTCTTTGAAGTCCAGTTATCTTAATAGCTTTTTCTTCATGAACAAATGCCTCTATCTCATAGAGGTAAAGGTAGCTTGAATATCTGGTGGTTATGGTCCATCTGTGGTAAAGATAAGCATCAGCATACTGCCAGTAATATTCCTTCCAACCTTGCGTATCCTCGCTTGTTCCAGTAAATAGATCCGTCCAGTTGACTCCATCATCACTACCTTGAACCTTGAAATCCTTTGGTCTATAGCTGCTCCCCAAATACCACCTGAAGCCTCCAAGTCTTATGGGTCTTACTGTACTTACCTGAATCCATTGCTCACCGGTCGTCCTTGTATACCACATGGAGGAAGTAGATCCATCAAAGGCATTGGAAGGTGGGTATGAAGCAGAATAGGTACTACTTGCCCCGTAGAACCCAAATAGGTTTACGAACCTCCCAACGATAAAGGGTAGTTTAGGCAGTATCTCAAGGTTTCCCATCACCCTGTCACTAAATCTAATGGCAATCTTCTTTCCTTCACTCTTACTCATTCCACACCTCCTCCACCACAGGTAGCGGTATCTCTATTGGCACCAGATTAACTGGTGTGAACTCTATAACGAAGTCATCCATCATAAGACCAAGCTGTGTTTTAAGGTTCTTAATGGTAAGTCTGACACTCCCTTGAGCATTGTTCATACCAACCAGAGTCTCCTCAGATACTGAAGCTTGATACTTGTTTCCTCCAATATGAGTCACATTCCCAACCGGAATCACCATTCCAAAGTACATATCCTCCAGAAATAGGTTCACCACTTGAAGCTCACACATGGGGTAAAGAGTTTCAAACTGTATGGTTCTACCCCAGTCACCGTTTCCATCATCAAGGTTCTCGATCCATAAAAATTTATTATAAGCATCATGAAAAATGTGCTCTAAACCCGCTGAATAAGGAGAGTAGACCCTAATGGTTTCTGCAGGCTCAAACACATCATGATAGGTAATCTTTATCAGTTCTGTCTTTGACTTCTCCAAATATGGCTTTATGGTTTCTGTTGCTATGGCCATACCAGCCCAGTTTCTCTCTGTGACCATCCAGTGGATGTTTCCTGAAGAATCCTCAATGGTAAACCCCATCCTAAAGTCATTGGTGATAAACATATTAAGGGATATGGCAGTGGCAGTGAACTCCGCAAGCAGCCTTTCAGGCTCCCAGACATTAGTAAAGTCCACAGTCTGACAGTAGCTTGAATAATATACCTTCCCATCAGTTTTAATATAGGAAACGATGATCCCCTGGTCCTTGTCCGGAAAGTTCACATTCTTCCAGCCTCTTATGGCTTTGACTTTCGTAACTGAAGAGGAGATCTGCCTTTTTGTCTCACTTAAATCCCACAGCTGACTCCATAAGACTCCATCTGAATCCACCCAGAAAATAAAGGGCTTCTCGTCCGTTGCAAGTCTCCACTTTCTCCTATGAAGCTGCCAGTTTCCGTTAAAAGCTATGGCCACAGCGCTTCCTTCCCCAAGTTCAAACTGCTGAACCCAGCCTAGCTTAAAGTAATCAGGATATTTCCTGATTGAGGTTTTAACAATTCCATCTTCAATATGGATCTCATAGATACTGTCAGGTGACCCATAGGGAACTCTTCTTCTTGCTGCTAGGGATATGTCTCCTAAATTGTCTGCAGTCCTTATGGTTTCAACGGTCCAGTAGTCTGAATCCATTACGGTGGTCCTGGCCCTGCTTATCCTTATACTCATCTTTGGATCAGCCTTGTTAGCTGGGGTTTGCTGTGTGCTTGTTAGCTTTTCGTTCAAGTGGGGGGTGACACTTCTCACGGCGACACCTCCTCTTTGAGAACCATTTTAATTGTTCCTTCAAAAAGACTCTTATCTAAATTACCATGCGCAAAATTAATCCGTTTCCAGGAAATATTCTCCTCGATATAAACTACATATTTTTTGTCAAGAAAGATCAGTACCAGTGGGGTACCAAGGTCACTTAGAAGGTTGATTCTCTCTGCCTGCCTAAAACTGGATACGATTGTTCCTGTTGTGCTTTTAAGGGGACTACCGATCACCTGCACATGATAACTGCCATCTAAGAGCCTGTTTACTACACGATTGGAAACATGCTCAAAGGGAGAGAGGTCCTTAAGAATCCTTGATAGGACTTCTCCGTTAGAAGTTTCAAGTCTAATCATCAGATTCTAGCCTCCCTTCTAAACTGGTCCATAATAATTTCAACCACACCAGTTAGCTCATTCTTTGTATTAATCCCTCTAACTTCGATAACTCCTGTATGTTGAACTATTGAAGGAGTCTCTCTACTAGGATTAAAACCTTGAAGCGAGTCATCAATATTAAGTCTTGTATCAAGATTAAAATTAGTAGGTATTGCCCCCTGTATTTCCTTTTCAATTCCGCTCATTGCATCAGTGAAGCCTTCTCCAATACCTTCACCCATGTTAGCACCAATGCCAGCAAATACCTTTGAGGGAGAGTTGATACCAAGAACCTTCTTAACACCACCAACAATCCCGTTGACCATGTTTTTTACTTTTTCTCCAAGCCAACCGATCATTGACGCAATACCATCCCACAAGCCTCTTGCGATATTTTTTCCGACCTCCAATATGGATGGAATCCCTCTGGTGAGTCCGTTCACAATAGAGAATATGATTTGTGGAAGTTGAGCAACTATCTGCGGAATAGCCCTGATCAAGCCCATACCAAGTTGGATAGTTAGCTGGACACCCATCTCAATAATTCTTGGTAGATTTGCGGTCATGAAACCAACAATACTGTTAATGATTTGAGGTAAGGCTTCAATTAATACAGGTAGGGCATTTAAAATACCAGTAGCCAGTCCCTGAACAAGCTGAAAGGCAGCATTTAAAATCTGGTCCATGTTGGCAATCAGCGTCTCCACAATCAGAATGATAGCTTGGACAACAGATGGAATCAGTTCTGGAAGTGCTATACCTATCCCCTCAACTAATGTAGTTACAAGTAAAATTGCTGCTTCAATTAACAGCGGTAGATTATCGATTAGGGCTCCCACTATGGTCATCACTGCATCCACAGCTGCTGGAATCAGTTCTGGAAGCAAACTGAGTAATGTCCCAAGGACCTGTCCAAAGAGGTCAGTTACGGTACTTAGAAGCACTGGTAGCAGTTCAGCAAGTGCAACTAAAATGGCATCCATAGCAGGTGGCAGTGCAGTCACAATGTTCTCAATGATAGGCACAATGTTTTTAACCACTGATTGGAAGGCATCCACGAGATTTTCTGTCAGATTTGTCATGTCCGCATTGGCATTACCTAATCCTGCTGTAAATGAACCGAGAGCTGCTTGTAAAAGTCCAATAGATCCTGTAACCGTCTCTGTTGATTCACGGGCGAAGTTTCCAGCGTACTGCTCTGTGTTTTCAAAAAACATCTGCATGGCTACCTCAGCTTTCTCTGCCTGAGTAGCTGTGGCCCAAGTGAAATCAAGTCCCTTTGCAAGAGCATAGGCTTCGATATTTGTAGCATTCATAGCCACGCCTAGATTATCCATCATGGTAAAGTTGCCCTTTGCAGCGCCAGCAACAGAATCAAGCGCAGTTTGCATGTCGATACCCATAACGGATGCCATATCAGCGGCTCGTTGCATAGCCTTTTCTGTCAACTCTAGACTCTTTTGCTGTTCAACACCGGATCCTTGAAATAAAGCACCCATCTTATTGGCTGTGGCAAGATAATCACTTTGAGATACACCCAAGTTCTTATAAGCTTCTTCTCCAGTCTTTTGAATAGATGAAGCATATTTTCCAAATACAGCTTCGGAACCACCAAGGTTTTGCTCCAGTTCCCCAAACTGCTGAACAATTTCCTTCCCCAGCTTTATGGTTGCAGCACCTGCAGCAAGTGCCACAGAACCCATAGCGACACCAATCCCTTTAAGAACCCCTCCAAACTTCTCAAACTTCCCACCAGCGCCTTCTGCGGACTTACCGGATTCATCTAACTGCTCTCCCAGGTTTTCTGCTTCTACAGCGGAATCTTCCAGTTCCTTTTCCATTTTATTGAGATCTGCATTAGCGTTATTTAATTGAATCTGCCAGGCTTTTGTTCGTTTGTCATTTTCCCCGAAGGACTCTGCTGCATTCTTTAAGGCGGATTCAAGTATCTTAACCTTGTCCTTTTGAGCATCGATTTCTTTATTTAAGACTTCATTTCTTGCTGTTACTGCCTGGAGGGATTTTTCTTGCTTATCAAATTGTGAAGTCACAAGGTTCATTTCTGAGCCTAGCACTTTAAAGTTTTGGTTTATTTCACGGAGTGCATTTTTAAATTCTTTTTCGCCCTCGACGCCAATCTTCAGTCCAAAGTCCGACATGATTTCACCTCCTTCAGGGCATAAAAAAACACCTCTTACGGTGTTGGTTAGAATCCTTATAGAAATGCTGGAATGATATCATCAATGTAATTATCAAGTTTTGGTTTTGATATACCAATAAACTGTTTATGACACTCCCAAAGGTCCATCAAATAACCTATGGGCATTAACCAGACATCATCTTCCATCCGATTAAGGTGGGCTGTGCCATAATAAATCAGTCGGGTAAATAACTCTTGATCACTTACCCGACTACCTCGTTTTTTGAGGATTCACTCTCAACATTCCTTTTAGTACCTTTTAGCATACTGGCCATGATGGCATTTTTGTAATTAGCCAGATCAAAGGGAGTGGTTAGAAGCTCAACTTCATCTTCAGTGAGAAGCACCTTTTTATCATCCTTATTTCTAATATTGTGAATAAGAATGGATTGGTTTGCGAGCAGTGTGATAAGCCACACTACCTCTTCCAGTGCCATTTCAAAGTTCTCACTTTTCATCAGCTTCTCACCCAGGTTTTCAAGCCCACCATACCGTTTAGCAATTTCCTTTGTCGCTTTTGTGGTCAGAATCATCTTAAACTCTGTACCATCGATATCAATGGTGGAACTTCTTTCTTCAGCTGCTTCATCAATTTTTATCTTCTTCTCTGACATAGTCATTCCTCCCATTAAGAAACAACAACAGTAGCAACTGTTGTTGTCACGTTTTCTGCGCCACTAGAGCTTAAGACGCAATAGTAGTAATAGGTATCCGCCAGAAGATCCGTAGGAATGTCGAAGCTTGCTGAGGTTTCTCCGTTAATCGCTGTACCGCCTGTGGTGCTGTCAAAGGTATTTTCATACCACTGAAAGGTTACAGGGTTTGAAGTGTTGGCACTTGCCACTATAGAAAGACTACCTGTTATGTTGCCTTCAGTGACCTCTGTGAGAGTTGCTGGTTGAGTTGTGATGGTTATGGTTGGGGTTACGGCTGTAAAGTCTGGTTCATAAACGGATGTGAACCAGCTTGTAATTGTTGATGCCGCTACACCATTATCTCCTTCAGTAACTTCCGCTTTCCAAGGATGTTTGCTTTCTCCGTCCAGTTTGTTTCTTCTAAAGACGGTTCCTTCTATGGTGGGACTGCTAAAAGTAATGGAGTCGCCTTTGGTGGCCAGGCTTGTGGCGGGAACAGAGAAGATAACCCTGTAGAGCCAAAAGTAGCGATATTTTCCATTGGCCTTCTTGGCACGAAACCCGACTGCCACAGGGCTACCACCATCTTCACTTCTTGAAACCACCACATTGTTGCTGTCAATTTTGCAGCCCGTTAAGTCCTGGGCCACCAGGGAACCAATGTCATCAATACCGAGTGTCAGGGCGCCACTCTTAAATTCTTTTACCACCTCACTGGCCCCATCATCTGCGTAGAGAATGGCTTCAATGAGCTCAATGCTCAGCTCCGCAGTCATGGCTTTAGCCAGTACTTTAGGGGTTCCATAGGTTTCGATGCCATTTTGATCTTCGGTGATCTTGGCATAATATAATTGATCCAAACCAATCGTTGCCATTTATTCTTCCTCCGTTTCATATTCTTTCATTACATCAATGGCGTAATGATGAAATTTAGTATCATGCTCGTAACCCACATACTGTCTATCCGTGATGGTGATCCCGCCAGATTGCAGGGCTTTAGTCAGTTCCTTTTTACGTTTGTTATAATTCTTCTTTGTAAAAAGGGATAGCCTTGCCTCTGAAACAATCATATAGGCCTCATTATCTGCAAAGAGATCAAGCCTATCAGACATGGGGGTAATAACCAGATATTCATCCGGCGGCGTATCGGAAAATACTCCAGTCTCCACAGGAATGTTTAAGGGTTCTAGTATGTGGTTTAAATCCGCAAGTAAGCTCATAGCTTTTCAATCTCCTTATCCAGTTCTGATTTCATAGTTTCAATGCATGCCTTCCGAGATGCGGACTTTGCAGGCTTTAAGAAAGGTTTAGGTGGCTGACCTGATTTACCGTATTCAAGGATATTTGCAATCTTAGCATTGGCATCTCCATCGCCACGAGGTTCATTAAAGCCAACTTTGACATTGAAGTTTCCATTTCGATCTAGCTTAGTTGGAGATAGACCAAGGGATGAGACCAGCTCACCAGTAGAACGGCTTTTCTCCTTTGTACCACTTCCGATAACACCTTTCAGGTTGGCTTTGACTTTATCCAGAACTACTTCACCGCCAGCTTCTAATACTCTCGAGACAATCTCATCTGTCTTATCACCAAGCTTTGTAAGCTTCATTAGAAACTCATCAGGCATTTTCATAGTTGTTTTAGCCACTTGGAACTACCTCCTTTGCCAGCACTTCAATATACATCCCCCGGCCTTTCACATCTTCAACGGATGTGATTTCAAATCTCTTATCACTGTGAATGAGCACCATGGATGTCGTTACAGTTAATCCAGGGATATCTCGAAAACGAAAAAGGTCTGTGGCTTCAGAAAAGGAAGCTCTATTTGCCCATTTCTCATTGCCATGGCGACCTTCACGGTAAGCCCTGACAGAAGCTACGATGTTATCAACTTCAGTTTTAAACCCTTCAGAATCTTTAATGGTGACGCTTTCTACAATATCGATAAAGGTATTCATTTTTCCAAAGCTCATAACTACACCTTCCAATCTCGATCAAGTCTCAGCAAGAGATTGACTGTGTTCCATACTTGCTGTCCAGCCTGAACATTATCTGAAAAGAAACCACCGGTGCTGCCGTCCCTGGATTCATAGAAATGGGACGACAACATGATGATGGCTTGCTGTGTGGTGGCAGGCATAGAAGTCTCTTCATAGTGGTTTTCAGGAAGGTGCTGATAGCTTTCTGCATACCTCGTGGCGGCGGTGATGTACATCTCAAGGAGCTCATCATCAGCCGAGTGATCAAGAATAAGATTTGCTTTTACTTTCTCTAGCAGTGTCATACCGCCACCATCCTTTCATTAGTCTGAAATCATAAGCCCTGCAGTCTTAAGTTTGGTGAGAAGGGCATTGAAATCTGTAACCAAATCTTCAACTGTGGTAGCAGTGCTTGCCGCTTGATTATCAAGAATAGGGAGGCCAGTAACGACCGCCCCTTCCTTGATTTCAAGAGTTCCGCCAATGACGGTTTTTTCGCCGCCCTGTTCGGTAAAGTTCTTTGTGTTATAACTCATAGTGCACCTCCATTACGCTTTCTGCTGAAGCACTTTAATGGCTTCAGGTAGAATGAGCTTTCCATCCACACGCTGAGTTGCAGCAAAGCCAACCTGGCCAGTGGCTGCATAGAGCTCATTGAGTCTCTTAAAGACTCTTCCTTGACGATCCGCCACCCAGTAGTAGCCAAAATCACCGAAGATGATAGACTTTGCAGATGCGGCGATGGTAGGTGCATATGCGGAAGTGTATACAGGTCTGTTCAAAATGGTATCAGGGGTTCCAGCCTGAAGAGAAGGCTGCCAGATATACTGACCCTGACCGTCCTTAAGCTTTCTAATAGCCTTAATGGTGGCATCATTCATCACGAATACTGCCTTGTTTCTGTAAGGCGATTTAAGGGAGTAGAAGAGGTCCAAAATCTCATCAACGGTAATAGCTGTAGCACTTGCAGCGGTTACACCGATTTGTGCTCCACCAGTGGCAGCAAGGATCCCCGTAGGCTTACCAGAGCCATCTCCAGTGAAGAAAGCATCTTCTTCCTTGTTACCAATACGTCTTGCAAACTCCCTAGCGATATAGTTCTCAAGATTAAAGACGCTGTCATTTAGAAGCTCTTCAGAAACCTTGATCATGGTACCCAGCTTGTAAGCACCAATGGAAACTTGTCCAAAGCTATCATCGCTTTCAGGAATGGCACCTTCTTCATCAATCCAAGAAGCAGTACCTTTGGAAGCTACCACAGGAATCTTACGATCGCCAGAAGAAGTGGAGATGACGTTGGCCAGCTTTCTGAAAATATTCTCTTCATCCAGGGCTTCAATAAGAGTACGCTCGAACTCATCTGGTACAAGATAGCCACCTTCCGTGTCGGTGCCGATCTGCAGTGCGTTCTTAATCACCGGATCGAGTCCTTCACCAGAACGGGTTCTCATGGCATTCCAGAAGGCTTTCTGGTATTCAGCAGAAGCTCTGCCGCCTTTGGATTCCATCCCCTGGAAGATAGGCTTCCCGGTAAGTGGTGTGTTAAGTGGCTTTGAAAGCTCGCGGTCCAGTGCTTCTTGCTTTTCAAGACGATCAATCTCTTTACCCAGGGCAACCACATCTGCTTCCATCTTTTCATAGGTTGCAGTGTCTTCAGCAGATACAATGCCATCTGTACCTCTTTTGGTATCCAGGAATGCTTTAGCAGCTTCCCAGGATTTTGCTCTTTTTTCACGCAGTTCAAGAATTTTATTCATAGTGTTTTCCTCCTAAAATTTAGTGTTGAATCAAAGAAAGTCGCTTTTCTAGCGACTCAATTGGGGTGCCGGGATTCTCTTTTTCTAGTTTGGGTTTTACCTTATCCAGCAGAGAGTTGGTAACAGCTCTGCGGCTAAAGGCATAGGTAAAATCCTCAGTTTGATTTCTTTTCTTCTCATCCTCCAATATGCCATCAGCAAAGCCAAGCTCGATGGCCTTCTTTGCATTTAGCCAGGTTTCAGCATCCATGAGATGGGAGAGCTTTGTCCTTGACTGACCTGTCTTGATTTCATAGGCATTGATGATGCTCTCTTTAACTTCAGAAAGCATGGCGATGGCTTTTTTCATTTCTTCACTGTCACCAATGGCCACCGTAAGGGGGTTATGGACCATCATGAGGGCAGTTGGTGCCATGAGCACCGTTGTCCCCGCCATGGCGATGACAGAGGCAGCAGAAGCGGCAATGCCATCAATCTTTACGGTAACAGTGCCTTTGTAATCCATTAGCATGGTGTAAATCTGACTAGCAGCAATGCAATCACCTCCTGGAGAATTGAGCCAAATAACAATGTCGCCCTCACCGGCAGTAAGCTCTGCTTTAAATGCCTTAGGGGTGACATCATCGTCAAACCATGAGTCTTCGGCAATAACGCCGTCTAGATAAAGTGTTCGGACGCCCGTGTTTTCGTCACGCGCCCAGTTCCAAAATTTCTTCATTTAGGTTCCTCCGTTTCTTTAGTATTTGCGAACGCGCCTGCGTCCTGTAATTTTGTCATGGCACCATTGATGAGGTAGAGGTCACCACCTAATGACTCTGGAATTCTATCCAGATTTTCAAGCTCCCTGATATCATTGGCGCTCATCCAGCCATTCTGCCGGGCAGTAGCATAGCCGCTCATACGACTTACATAGTCTCCACGCAGAAGGCCATCCACATTGAACTTGATAAAGACATTAGGCTTCTCACTTTCCATGAGAAGCGCCCTGCACATGGACTGTTCCCAGCGGACCACCCAAGGGTCGAGGGTGTATTTTACAAACTCCAGTGATTGCTGCTCGATGTTACTAAAGGATGATTTCTCAAGGTCAGCAAGCATATGAGGTGGGACTCTAAAGATACGAGCGATCTCATTGATCTGAAACTTTCTGGTTTCTAAGAACTGAGCCTGCTCAGGAGAAATACCAATAGGCTGATACTTCATCCCTTCTTCAAGGACAGCCACCCTGTGGGCATTACCACTTCCTTGATAGACTGCGTTCCAGGACTCCTTAATCTTTTGTGGGTCCTTAATGGTACCTGGATGTTCCAGAACGCCACCGGGTGCTGCGCCATTCGCAAAAAACTTAGCGCCATATTCCTCCGTGGCAATGGCAAGGCCCACAGCATTTTTCGCCATCGCAATGGGTGAATATCCCACCAGCCCATCAAAGCCAAGTCCGGGGATATGAAGGACGTCTGATGGTGAAAGATACACTTGATGTTCTCTGCCAAGAGTAGGAGCATCTTCACTACCACGCTGATACATATAGAAAAGCCTACCACTTGAATCGCGATCGACCGTCATTTTGTTTGGCATCAGTGGGTAGAGGGAAACAACTTCACCACGTGCATTTCGAATAATCTGAGCATATGCATTTCCCCATAATAAAAGATGACTCATCAGCGTCTCTCTAAACGCAAAAGAAGTCATCTCAGGGTTTGGTTCATCATGAAGCAGCTTATATAATGGATGTTTTAGATTTTTCTCCTTGCCGCCTGAATCATTGTATTTGTAAACATGAAGGGGTAGACCTGCCAACGTCTCGGATAAGATTCTCACGCAGCTGTACACTGCGGTCATTTGCATGGCGGTCTGCTCATTGACTGGTTTTCCAGCGCTGGTGCTTCCAAAAAAGAAGCTGTATCGGCTGCCACCAAGTGCATTTTTAGGCTTGTCTCGGGCTTTGAATATTCCTTGCAATATCCCCATAGACATCAACCTCCTTTCCTAAAATACGAGTAGTCCTCGATCATCATAAACGGAATTACCAGTTTCTCCACCACAGCGGATCGCTCGGTCAAGAGCCATGATTGTGGCAACAGCACCGTCAATCTTTTCAGTGGATTTTTCTTTATCTGCTTTGATGTTACCAGCAGGATCGGTTCTAATAAAAATGTTATCCATCATCCAGCGGAGAACAGGATGACCACCGTGAGCGATTTTTTCTTCCAAAGTCAGCTTCATTAATTCTTTTGTAGGCGGAGACATGTCTTTAAATCCCTGACCAAAAGGGACAACTGTGAAGCCTAAATTCTCTAAGTTCTGTGTCATCTGAACTGCTCCCCAGCGGTCAAAGGCAATCTCGCGGATGTTATATTTCATTCCAAGTTCCTCAATGAATGTCTCAATGAAGCCGTAGTGTACCACGTTGCCTTCGGTGGTCAGAAGGAAGCCTTGTTTTTCCCAAACATCATAATTGACATGATCCCGTCTAACCCTTAGGTCAATGGTGTCCTCTGGTATCCAGAAGTATGGAAGTACCACATACTTGTCATCTTCATCCAATGGTGGGAAGACAAGTACGAAGGCTGTAATATCAGTGGAAGAGGAGAGGTCCAGCCCGCCATAACAGATGCGGCCCTTAAGGCTTTCTGGATTAACCGGAAAAGCACAGGCATCCCATTTATCCATAGGCATCCATCGAATAGCCTGCTTAACCCACTGGTTAAGTCGTAGTTGCCTGAAGCTGTTTTCTTCAGCGGGGTTTTGTCTTGCAGATTCGTAGGCCATCTTTACTTTATCCATGCTGACAGTGATGCCAAGGGATGGGTTTGCTTTCTTCCATACCTTTGGATCGGACCAATCATCTTCTAGAGCTGCGCCATAAATGACAGGGTAGAAGGTAGGATCGTTCTTTCTTCCTGCCATGATATCCAGCGCCTTTTGATGAACCTCCCAGCAGATGCTGTTTTGATTATCTCCGGCGGTAGTGATTAGAAAGTACAAGGGCTGCATCCTGGCATCACCACTGCCTTTGGTCATAACATCATAAAGCTTTCGATTGGGCTGAGTATGAAGCTCATCAAATACAACGCCATGGGTGTTGAAGCCGTGCTTGTTTCCAACATCGGCAGAAAGCACTTGATAGATGCTTCCGGTGGGTTGGTAGATCAGTCTTTTCTGTGAGTCCAGAATCTTTACCCGCTTGGATAAGGCTGGGCACATTCGCACCATATCAGCTGCCACATTAAAAACGATGGAGGCTTGGTTACGATCTGCAGCACAGCCATAAACCTCAGCCCGTTCTTCGTTATCTCCACAGGTTAAGAGCAGGGCAACAGCCGCCGCAAGCTCACTTTTTCCCATCTTCTTTGGAATCTCTACATACGCTGTATTAAATTGGCGATAGCCATTTGGTTTTATGGTTCCAAATAAATCCCTGATGATTTGCTCTTGCCAATCTATCAGTTCAAAGGGCTTTCCTGCCCAGGTTCCTTTGGTATGGGAGAGGCATTCAATAAAACCTACTGCATAGTCCGCCATTTCCTTACTGTAATAGGAATCCTTCGCCATGTAAGCAGTTGGTTTATACTTCTTTAGTTTTCGGATATGCGGACACCTCCTTTAAAAGACATAAAAAATAGACCCTAAGGTCTTCTGTAACGAGGAAAAGAGCCATACAGCCCTGTTCCTTTATGTGTTTCTATCTTGTTGTTAATTGTATTCCTTCATGAATATTTCAAGTGCAGCTTGCGCATTGGTGTCGATGGGTTCAATGTCCCAGCCTCTATCAAAGTTTGCAATGATCTGGCCATCTCGCTTTAGCATCAGTTTTGAAATCCTACCTTCATCAATGCCGTAAGGGGAGCCTAAGTCAAAGCTTTTGATCCAGTAATAAATGGTTTTGTTTTCGACTTCGATTTTACCTTCTCTCCACATGGTCTAAGTCCTCCTTAAATCCTAACCAAGATTGCTGGTAGCATTTGCTTTTCGCCGGTCTGCCAGTCGCTATAGCTTGTCTTAACCTTGGTAAGTCCATCCATCCTACAGCCATGCTTTTCAAATTCAGCAAGGGTTGCAATCAGCCCTGAAAAGGTGCTAGAAATGGTGATATGGTCTATTCCGTAGGCTCTGCAGGCTTTAACAATGGGTTCAATGTCGTAATCCCAAATGACTTCGGAAAAGTCGATGGTGTCGTTTCCTGCTTCCTTGCTTCTTTGGTAGGCCCAGTACATGGTGCTGTTGATTCCTGATTCCTTAAAGTTTGCGCCGGCCAATTTGGCCTCTTCAAATGCTTTGATTTCTTTCATGTTCTCATCCTCCATTTAGTGTGGTTTTGTTTTGGTATTACATATATCACTCTAAACGAGAATAATAGCAAGTCCTTTCTGTAGTAATAGAGCAACTTTCTGGCCTGAAGACTAATCTTCAATCCCACAGTAGCGTGGATAGTCGTAGCCTTCAGGATTGGTGAGTATCTTTTCACCGGTGTCTTTGTTAATGACCCTAATGCACCTAAGCTCACCTTTTTCATTGGTGCCGCCATCTGACTTCTTAATCCAGGGCTGATCCTCTAGGAAATCACTGGTGAACTTTTTAAACTCTGAATCAGTAAGCTCAACTTCTCGAATCACAGTGTAATCAGAGCCAATGACACCATCTTCCTTAGCTTCTTCGGTTGCTGCTTTTAGTTCCTTAAGGTTGTAGAACTTTCGACCAAATAATGCCTTCATAGCTATGCCTCCTCAATGGACTTTTCATCGATTACCTTACAAGAATCGACACCGTAAACCACATTCAAGTTGCTACCGTTGTCCCATTGAACCATGATGGAGCCTGTGTCATCCACGCCCCACACGGTGCCTTTTGTGCCCCTTGGTGGTGCTTGCACATCATCCATCGAAAGGAGCTGGACCCTGGCGCCAGCGGGGTACTGCTTGCGTAGGTGGGCCAGTCTTTCTTTACTGATCGGTTCCACTTGGAGCACCTCCTTTGAAAGCACTGCTTCCTGAGAGGTTCTGAAGAAGAATCTTTCTGTGGGTTTTGAATTCCTCTCCAATAAATCCAAGGCGGAGAAGGAAGCAGCGGAATGCGTATTTCTCATTGTCGACTTCTTTTTCTTTTACGGTGATTCTCTTTTGGGTTTTCGCCATCTCACAAAGCTTTGTAATGAACTGGGAGTAGGCTTTTATCTCATCTGGATTTGGCAGTTTTGAAAACCAAGGGAAGCTAATGCGTTCTTCGTCGGCTTCAATGGGAAGGGCATCTACATTCAAAGCTTTCTTAATGAGGTTTCCTTTTGCCTCTAGCAGTTTGGCTAGCTTCTCCAGGTCTCCACCAGATAGGGAGTCTTTTGGAATCTGGATGATGAGTCCAGTTCCCTCAGGTTCCGCTTCAGCAGAAGCTGGTTCATTCACCTCAGCTTCAAACCCTTCATCTTGTAGCTTTTTCATCAGCGTCTTGATATCGTCCTGATCCACTTCGGTGTCAAAGGTTAGCTCACCGTCTTTTCCAATTTGGTAAGGTCCAACCTGGTAAGCACAGGATGGGACCCCCAGGTATTTTGAAGGAACCTCTGTGATTTCACTGATGAGCTTCACCAGCTTTTTACGTTCATTACCAGTTACGTTGTAATTGATTTTCATGGTATTGACCTCCTTGTTTTTTGCTTACTACATATATCACTCTAAGCGATGTTAATAGCAAGTCTATCTTTCGATAGTTGTGTTATTTATTTTCAGGGAGGTCGCTGTAGCGGTATTCTTTGCCATCACGCAGGAGATAGACATCATCTGAAGTCTGTGCTCCAGAAATAAATCTTTCAACTATAACGTCACAGAACTTTTCATCAAGCTCAATGGTATGACAAATTCGCTGGGTCTGATCGCAGGCAATAAGCGTACTACCAGAACCGCCAAAGGGATCAAGGACAATGCAGTTGCTAAGACTTGAATTGAGAATCGGATGGGTCACAAGAGCCACCGGCTTCATTGTTGGATGGGAACCATTCTTCTTAGGTTTTTCAAATTCCCAGATGGTGGTTTGCTTTCTGTCGGCGTACCAGTTGTGCTTGCCTTTCTTCTTCCACCCAAAGAGGACAGGTTCATGCTGCCACTGATAAGGGGACCGACCAAGAACCAGTGATTGCTTTTTCCAGATACAGGTGCCGGAGAGGTAAAATCCGGCTTCAGAGAAGGCTCTTCTAAAGTTTAGTCCTTCCGTATCTGCGTGGAAAACATAGATGGAGGAGTCCTGGGTCATGACTGCTTCTGTATTGGTAAAGGCCGCCAGTAGGAATTCATAGAAAGCAGAATCACCCATGTTGTCGTTTTTGATTTTACCGGCAGAGCCTTCATAGTTCACATTGTAAGGGGGATCTGTCACCACAAGGTTTGCCAGCTTTCCATCCATGAGTAGCGTGAAGGTTTCTGCTTTGGTGGAATCACCACAGACCAGTCTATGGGGACCAAGCTTCCAGACGTCACCCAGTTTTGTCATGGCGGGTTTTTCCAGCTCTGCATCCACATC